CAAAAAGTAAGGCAGGCGGTTAATCGTGGATAAAACACCTTGCACCTGACGCATCTCGTCACGTGTAAGGGGCCTTTCGCGCCCGACGGCCTCGCGTGGCGCGTTCCATGCATAAGCACCGGTAAACGCCTTACCGGTGCCTGCGGCAAATGCTGACGGAGGGACAAAACGCCCGGAGGCTTTAACGGCCATGTGAGCCAAAAGCCTCTGAGCAACGCTTGCTGAGTTGCTCAACCTGCGCGTTTAAATCGGCAAAAGATTTTGCGCTTCCGGTCAGAATATCGTGATGCATCAGGCCGGAAACGAGCTGGCTTAATTTCGGGTAATAACCAACCACCGCCAGCCACTCCTGACCGGCGTTTTTACCGCTTTCCGCTCTCTTTTTCTCGTGGAGAATAAACTGGAAGCTGTCACTGGTAACCACATAACGTTCGCCAATTTCAATACGAATGCTCATGCCATTCTCCGGTAATGTTTGTTTTTTGCTTCAAAGACTGACTGACAGGAAACACAACGCGTGGCTGACGGATAAGCCGCACGACGGGCAGCAGGTATTAGCGCATCACACTCTTCGCAAACCAGCGCAGAAACACCGCAATGTTTTACCCTTGCCGCGTTAATCTGGCGCTCCAGTAATTCAGCCTGTTGTTCCTGAATAAAATCTACGTTGTCCGGCATTACCAGCTCCTTTTGTCGTTCAGCTTCTTAAATTCATCAGCGCAATAGCTGGCGATTTCTGTCGTTAATTTTGTCAGTTCATCCACGGATGAAATTTGCTTATGAAATACAGCGCGTTTAACAAGTAAATTGACCACATCAGACAGGAGATTTAATTTATCCGCATAAATGGCTATAGTTGATTCCACCATATCCCCAGTGTTTTTATCGCGTTTAATATCAGCTAGCGACAAATCACCATTTTTCATGACTGAAATCTTCAGCCAGTTATTAAGCAATATATTTTTCATTCGCTATATACCCTCTCCGCAGAATCAATCATTTCCCGGCCATTATCGGTAATACAGAAACCTTCTCTTGATTTGGTCACAAGCCCCCATTTCCCCATTGCTATAAATGCTTTTTCCACACGACTAGGACAGGAGCGGAAGACATCGCTTGAAGGATGTAGTGGAGTCTTGTCATCTAATTTTTTAAGTAATGAAAGTTGATAATCTGTTAAGCGTTTCCTGAACCATTTTGTATTTGTCATCTCCAACTTCCCTGTTATTTATTGAGTCCTAGATTATGGAATTTGGCAGACTCCTGACTGAGCAACTCGACTATCTCCACGCGGGATAACTCCGCCTTTGTGATGTGGCGAATCATGGCATCAAGATGAGACGAAAAGCGCGTTGCTGCATCGGCCTGTGCTTCGGTTCTGGCCTGTTGCAGCATTAATGCGTATTTACCGCACTGATTTTCAGAAACTGTATGCATGACTTTCTCCAGGCAAAAAGAAGCCCCGCACGATTAAGTGCGTTAAAAACTTTGGTTAATTACTTAATGCAGATATTGCTCTGGTTTTACCGACGTCAGAATTGTCGGTGCATATTCAAACAGACTGAATAATTCACGTAATGCACGGAATAAAGCATCACGCCAGTAACATGACTCTTCATTAATTCGCCAGTATGGCTGATTAAATTCTTTTTCTGTCAGTCGTGCGTGCATAAATAAAGTACGGCGCTGACTGACAGTTAAAAAGCTAATATATGCATACTCACTTGCACCGACCTGACGGCGTTTTGAGAATGCCCCACGCAATTCATCAATTGCACAAACCAGCCGTTCACGTTCGACGTCGTTCATTTCTTCAAAACGCATCGTTGCATGACGCTGTTTTAACTGTGCATGGAAGCAAACCGTTAGCCGTTCGCGCTCCATCATCTGATTATAATAATCACATGTCTCCTGCCAGCGAGGGACGGCAAGATGCTTACCAATTATCCGGCGCATAGTTGCTGGTTGTTTTTCAACGAGATTGAGCGTCATCACTGTCATTTCCATACCCTCCGGCTTTTCAGAAAGGTCAGAGCCTTTTTTAACGGACTCTGTTTTTTGGTGCGGATAATGATTCCCTTACGCCCCTTACCGTGGGTAATGGTGAAGTCAATCGCCCTGGGGCTTTCGTTACGCAATAACTGAGCAATACAACGAGGCTCGTTCATCCTTTCCACCTTAAGCCGCACGGCCATGTCTTGATTTGCTGTAACTAATGCGATTTTTCCAGTCATGCCATTCTGTCGGAGCTTCATCAACTAGTTGGGCTGCGTACTTGTCCCACTCACGGCGATTAATCCATAACTCAGCATGACCGCCCGGCTTTAATGGGTCCGTCATATAAAAGGCTGGTAACTTGCCTGCTTTCGCCATTTCAGCAACAGCACGAGGCGTCTTACCGATGTAAAGAGCAAATCCCTCTTTCGAGAGCAAATCCGACGGTGCGGCTGCAAGTTTGATGTCACATTTTTTACTTTTTGTGAGATCAGATACTTTTTCTCCAACATCGTTATTCATTTCTGATCCAATACTCATTTTGATATCCTCAACTTTGGTGCCATTCAACCAGAGCTATTTGAAGCCGCTCTGCGTTGTTCTGGTGTGTCGCATACAACATAAATTACGAGATACGACAATTCATGTCAAATACACAAATCACATCTCAAGCAGAGAAACTCGCACTTATTCGGGAGTCAGAAAGAATGACAAGGAAGCAAGTTGCTGAATTAACTGGAATTAACTACAACACCTATGCTGGATATGAGCAGGGAAAAGTAAAGATGTCTTTTGACGCAGGCATGAAATTTTTCAAGCCTGAAAGATTTCGCAAGTACCGTGACTGGTTCATGTTTGATGAAACTGATCCCGCTGGCGGACAAATAGCCCCGGCGCTCGCGCACATTGGGCAAGACTCAACAACCTTGCACCACTCAGACCAAAAGACTGGCTGACGATTTATTCAGCATATGTATGCAGTAAATGTACGAAAGAAAATTGCATTAATTTTCAAGTAGTAGAAGTAAACAGCGTCATCGGAGGGCTTTATGTCTATTAAAAAGCTCGATGATGGTCGTTATGAAGTGGACGTCAGACCGCAGGGTGCAGATGGAAAACGTATCAGGCGGAAATTTAAAACTAAAGGTGAAGCTCAAGCATTCGAACGTCATGTACTGGTTAACTACCACAACAAAGAGTGGCTGGAGAAGCCAGCCGACCGCCGAACTCTTACAGAGTTGTTAGGCAGATGGTGGATATATCACGGAAAATCACATGAGCGTGGAGATATTGAACGGGGGCGTTTGACGACAATAATCGCCAAATTTGCAGAAATGGGAGTGTCCAGAGCTGACCAGCTAACAAAGAAAACGATAACTGATTATCGCGTTGTAATGATGAACGATGGTCTAAAACCAGCCAGCGTAAATCGGCATCTGGCAATAATGAGCGGGATGTTCACCAAGTTAATTGACGCCGGTGAATACCATTCTCACAACCCGTTCCGTGAGGTTAAGCGATTACGTGAAGCTGTTACAGAAATGGCTTTTTTGTCCAGTGAAGAGATTACACGGCTGTTATCCATGCTCGATGGTGATGAATTAAATGCGACTCTGGTCTGCCTTTCTACTGGTGGACGCTGGAGTGAAGTGTCTAATTTAAAAGCTGAACACATCATTAACCAGATGGTTACGTTTATGAAAACTAAAAACGGAAAGCGCAGGACAATTCCCGTTTCGCAGGACCTGATTAAACGGATCAAGACCAAAAATTCAGGCAGGCTTTTTAATGCCAGTTACTACAAAGTGCGCAACGCTCTCAGGGAAGTAAAACCCGATTTACCTGACGGACAGGCAGTGCATGTTTTGAGGCATACATTTGCCACACATTTTATAATGAATGGAGGTAACATAATCACATTGCAGCGCATCCTGGGTCATTCTAACATTCAGCAAACTATGACCTACGCACACTTTGCACCGGATTTCTTACAAGATGCAGTGACTCTTAACCCGGTGTCAGGAATGTCCATAATGCGTCCATAA